AAGTTGACTCAGGCTTTCCAAGTCGCCATGACTTTTTCTGGTGAGGGCAACAAAGATTTTGATGTCATGATCCAGATCTTTAAAAAGGGGCAAATTGGTGGCATTCGAGAAATCATGATCCTGTATATCAAAGCCAGAATTCTGTTTAACATAGTTGAGGAGGTCTGTAGGCTGCTGTCAAAGTCAGACAAGAGAGAAATCTTGACTAAGGGTAAGGACAAGAGACTCATGATGAGAGGAGATTATGAGGAGGTTCTTTCTCTATTTGAAAAAGGCGCTCCAGTGCAGATGGTTAAAAACTCATATGACATGACAACATGGGCACAAAAGTACATTCCGACTATATTCTGCAGCATCTACACTGATTTATTTAGAGACATGCCCCATATGAGAAACTTGGCTTATTTCATATTTCTGAAGCACACCAATAAGATGATTGAATACCCAAGAAAGCTCACTGAAATGTGGATGAAACATCCAGATGAAAGACATGATCAAAGATGGCTCCAGAAAGCAAAAGATAAGTTCCTGTCAGATGGGGTCCCGTATTTCAGGAATCACTCAAACATGTGCCAAGGGATTCCCCATTACAACTCAACAGTTTTGGCGTTGTCTTGTCAAAGCCTTCGGGACAAATTGTTCGAAGTGTGTTTAAAGCAGCTTGACCAAGAATGTAGAATAAGATGGAAAACTCGGGTTGGATCTGATGACAAAGGGGACATGATTGGAATTGATATGAGCTATCCTGAAGCTTATGCACAGTACATGCTGTTTGAGCAATGTGCACATGCTGCAGAAAGACTCCACTCTATGGAATTGTCTGTGAAGTCAGCGGCTGGTAATGTTATTTACGAACTGAATTCAGCCTTTATGGCTAATCTTGAAACCCTGTCGCCAACCATAAAATTTTCCCTGGCAGCATGTGACATGGTCTCCACATCATCTTGCTCTGTCTTTGTAAATGAGGCATATGGAAGGGTTAGGCAACTCCGAGAGAACGGGGGCTCATCAGTTCTTTGTGGGTTGGCGCATATTTTAAACATGGATCATTTCACACAGATATTCAGAACCGGCAAAGGAATGACTAATGATGTTGAGTCAATTTTCCAGGTTAGCAAGGAACTGATCCCATATGACTTCGGTGTTTATCCCTTCTATGATGTAGATCTTCAAGACATTGTCGGGCCTGAATTTCATAACTACTTGTCCCTAACAAACTCGGAAACACCCATGGCTATAAAGCAACTGCTGTTCACTCCTTTGACCAGAGAGGAGATAGGCGAGGCATTTCCTGATGACAATGATCATATGCTGCTCAAAAAGGATCACTTCGGAATTCGACAGGGGCTAGTGAAGCAGCTAGCTTCAATGCGAAGAAGGCTGGGGATAGACCCTGTTCAGGTTGACCAATTTTTCCAAGAAAATCCGTTCCTTTTAATTCGAGGGCCTGAGACAGTTGAAGAAAGTCTCAAAGTGATCGAGTCAAAGCTCCTGACCAAGGGTGCTGCAGAAGCTCTAAGAAGAACTTCC